CCACGGAAATTTATAATCAAGAGATTGAGGAACTTCAAAAGCATTTGGCAGCGGGTCGGATTTCGATGGATACATTTACTGCCGCCACAGCAAAGGCAGAAAAAAACCTATCCGCCGCAAGCCCACAAGCCAAAGACCTTGGTAATAATATTACTGATGTCGGTGATAAAACAAAAAAAACCGGCGGCATTTTTGATGATGAATTTAAACGAATGGGAGCAGCATTCACGGTTGGCAACCTTGCCGCTGAAGGATTCCAAAAAGCTATATCGTTAGCATTCGATGCGGCCAGGGCTGTTGTGCAAGGATTTTCGGATGCGCTTGATCTTGGCGGAAGGCTGAGTGAATTATCTACGCGAACAGGCGAGGCCGCTGGAACATTGTTGGTCTTAGAAACTGCTTTTAAAAACTCTGGACTTGAGGCGTCACAGGTCGGGCAAGTCATAAATAAACTTCAGAACTTCATGCAAGACGCCGCAAACGGCGGAGAGAAGCAGACCAAGGCAATGAGCGATCTTGGCATTAGTATGGCTGATCTCGCTGGGAAAACACCATCGGAACAAATGGAGGTTTTCGCAAAAAAGATTGCTGCAATCGAAGACCCAACACAACGGGCTGCAACGGCCTCCGAGGTATTCGGAGAAAAACTAGGTGGAAAACTTCTTCCATTGCTTGTTGATTTCTCTGGGAACATCGAAGACGCAAGAGGAAAGGTCGGATCACTTGAACAGGTGATGAATGAAAATGCAGATACTTTTGATAAATTTTCAGAAAGCATTGAAGCGGTAAAAGGTAAAATGGCCGCATTTTCCGCTGGGATTTTAAGCGAAACCGTTCCAGCTCTTCAAGAACTCGGATCAGAGATGGAAGGGGTGGACGCAACTGGTCTTGGGCAAGTCATTGGACAAATATTAAATCCAGCAATAACTGATCTGACAAAGAACATTACACTTGCTTCCGATATTTTAGGAATATTAAAAAAAGCAGCATCGGATGCTGGTTTTGGTTTAAAAGACCATTCAGAACAATTCAAAGAGGGAGCAACTGAAGCAAATAAATACCTTCAAGTTATTGCTGCATTATTGCCTGGAGGATTGAATCCTCTTGGGCTTGGTCTTAAAGCTGTGGCAAATGTATCTAACGAGGCCACAAATGAAATGAATGGCGTTGCAACGGCAGCAAATGATGCTCAACCAGCATTAGCCGCGCTTGGAGATAACGCAACTCAAGCCGGAAATAAAGTAAATACAGCATTCACACTTACCGCTGATTTAAAACCAGAACTAGATTCAATTGGCAGTGGATGGGGGGATATTTCTGATAAAATTCAAACAGGAAACTCATTGCTTGACGGGACAGGGGCGGCATTTGGAGCAATAGCCCAAAGCACGGAACAGCAAGCCGTTGGAATTGGTGGCGTTAATGATCAATTAACAGTTAGCCAAGATTTAAACAAATTGATCTTGGACTTAGTTGGTAAGACTGCAGACAAAGAAGCTGATGCAGCAGCTAAAGCCGCGCAAAAAGCCGCAGACCAAGAAAAAGCCAATGCTCTAAAGCAAGAGGAACTCAACTTCCAGCTTTCAATAGCCGAGGCGCAAGCCGCTGGGGACTCGGAGCGTGTCACCGCTTTGCAGGAATCAAAGAAATATGCTGAGGATGTTCAGAAAGCTTTGGCGGCAGGATTTAATCCAGAACAATCCGCTGCATTTGCTACCAACATGGGCATCGCCGCAAACAATTCGGCGAACATAAAGCAATACGACAAGGACGGAAATCAGCTGTTTTTCAAGGCAGCAGAGAATTCTTCCAAATTGAATGAGAGTCTCAAATCCGCAACAGGGTTTGCTGATACGCTAGCTAAAATGAATGAGATTAAAGCCCTAGACAAGGCGGCGAATAGTGCAAAAGCCGCAACAGCCGAGTTAAGGGTTATGGATAAAATGCTTGGAACTGATCTCGCCCAAAAAAGCTTTCCGGATCTCGTTAAATTGCTCAACTTGGATAAAATCGGGATGACAGGCGAGGAGCAAATTCGGGCCGTTGTAAAATACATGAACGAAATCAAAACTGATCTTTCCAAAAGCCCGATTGATTCTAAAAAGGGACAAGAAGACATCTTGAATTTAGTCAAATTCTTTGGTGGAAACCCAATGAAAGCGGATCTTGTGATAAATCACACAGAAGCAAAAAAATCAACTGATACTGTATTTTCAAAAGTCGAAACAAAGCTGGACGCAGACAAGTCCATTACTGGCATTCGCGACTCGGTAAAGGACGGCATCGAGCTTGACGTTGCCGCGAAGTCGGGCGCAACCGGATTGCTTGAAACAATAAAAGGATTTGTCGAAACGATCAAAACCACGGTCGAAACACTTGAAAGAAAACTGCCGGTCGCAGCATTGATTTAATATGAGCTATATTTACCATGGACAAAAAGGTTGGATAAAGCAACCGAATCGGAATTTCAAAACATTTGAATCCGGTTTGTGTATGATTCAAGAGCAATATATTTGCCGATCCGATGATGTTGATTATAGTGTGTTCCAATTAGGAGATCCAATAACGGCCTCAGATCCCTGCATAGACGGGGCATTTATTTACCCTGAGCCGTCATTTCAAAACCTAAGCAACGGATTTATTCAGGCGACTGTAACAGCCTATGGCCGCATAAATACGACAGGCTCCCAAACATCAATTTCAAGTGCATTTCAAATCCCAGTTTATGCACAAAAAGGAGAATTTTCTTGCACAGGTAGCAGTTGCGATTTTTTCTTATACGCAGGAGCCGCAAGTTACTTGCCAATGGATTACATCGATATTGTTATTCCTTTGCCAACCCTGAAAATCGTTTTGCCAGAAAATCAGTTCCCTCAAATAGACTCTATTTCAAAAAACATCCCAATATATGACACAACTGGCAATAATATAACCAATCAATTATATTATGTATCTGATTTTCTTAATGGTAACTATTCGGTTGGGACAAACAATCCTCCGATTAGATTCACTAATTCAGATTATCATGCTTACCCTATAAATTATTTTGGATCAACTTTAGACCAAGCAAGACATCCATATGTTACTCCAGGGTTTTCTGGTAGCAAAATACCACTTGAGATAACTCATTCAAGCATCAATTCAACAAATTATGGAAAATTCACGGAATACATCATCCCTATAACGAATGTCCTGGTTAATCAAATGTATACCGGCCTTATCAATTTTGGCGCTTTTTATGAAAAAGCTGCTCCAACAATAATTGATTTTGGAGCAATTTCAGGACCACTCATTACGACAATTAGGATTTCAACCCTTATAAATCTAAACGCTGCAACAAGGCTTGAGATTGAGGTCGATGGTGTTACCTATAACTTATTAGGCGGAGTCGGGGAAGTCACAATTAGTCTTTCGGCAGGAAATTATACAGTAAAATATCGGGCCTACAACGATTATGGTATAGCTAGTATTCAAGAGGAAATTACAGTGCCATAAATATGTCTATCAATATACCAGTCGATTTTGAAGCGAAAGTGAAGTTGGCAGCACAAAGCTCTGGGGGTGGCTACCCATATCAAATTAGTGCGCAGGATTTGATGAAGAATTTTGTATTTGCAACACTTCTAGTCGATGAGAAATATCTGGAAAGCACAACTGGAATGAATGGATATGAAGCGCGAAAACTGAAAATGTTTTCCTTGCCTGAGTCACCTGGCTCTGGAACATATGTTCTAGGCTCTGTGAGCGGCTCTCTGACATGGATCGCAACCGAGGAATGCTAATATGACACTAGGCCGCACCTCCTCCGGAGCCATCAAAACAAAAACCGACGGCGGCCTTCGCGCTGTGAATTGCGCGTGCTGTGTGACGTGCCCAGAAATCACGGAATATTATATTGTAATCTCAGAGGCAATGTATAACGCATTAAAAAATGGTGGGTCGGTAAGCGCATCTGGTGGAGGAAGTGAATATACGGGATGTTCATTTTCAGGAACTGGAGGAGGAACTTTAAGTGTATGCGGTGGGGACTCTACAGCATATGGCGGAGTTACTTGCACCACTGATGCACAAGAGTATGGTTCATTCATTAGTTTTTCTTGGCAAATTGCAAAAGTTGGCTCTGAATATAGGCTTAGGTATGGGGCGGGTGGGTTGTTTGGTATTCAAAGCGGCTCATGCTTCAGTAATATTTACGCGGGGTTTTGTTATACGGTCGGCTTTTTTACAAGCTGGAACCTTGATAATAATGGTGGAGGTGGATTCATATACAATGTTGGAACCACAACGCTAACAACTTATGCGGGAAGTCTAACTTTTGGAATCTGGAATCTGGACAATACTGCAACCGCATTTTTAAACATTAACATTACATGATTTTTAGATTTTCATATTGTGAAAGTGGCGAATTCGACATCGCTTACAACTGGAAGGTTTTTTCTACGGAAATAGTCAATGCAATCTGGATAAATAAGAATCAAAGCACACCGCCTCTTCGTCCTCATTTTGTAATTCAAGGATACAAAAATACACCAAGCAAACCCGTGGCGTTATTATTGGGCGATCCAATCATGAGATTTATTGCCGCTTGTCACGAAGACGGTATTGAGCCAGAGGAAGCGGTAAAACTAGTGGCTGAAGGAAAGTTCCCGTCATTTCATTTTTTCCCGCAATCAAGATTTTTAAAATGGGGTGGGCAACCGATCTACCTTTGGAAAGCACCAGAGCACATCGAGCATTTTTGGGAAACGCTAGGCCTCGGAGAACCACCAAAGATTTACGAGAAAGAAATTGGTTTTCCGTATTCCGACAAACTCCGCGAAATCTACAAAGACGACTTTGATTTATACAACAGCATCAAGTCGCCGCAAACATTAGCAGAATCTCAAACGGAATCTAATCCCACCCTTTGGGATCAAATGAAAAATGTGGGGTTTGCTGTCCGCAAATTTGCATCGTCAAATTTTACTCCCACCCCACCAGAAGCCCTCGCCACCCGCGAAGCTATATGCCGCGCCTGTCCCGAATGGGACGCCGCCGCGCTAAACAACACAGGTCGTTGCCGCAAGTGCGGATGCTCGACGTGGGCAAAGTTACGCATGGCAACCGAGCGTTGCCCCCTCGGCAAATGGGAAGCTGTTGACAAAACACCCAACTAAATGGCACGCGATCTTTTTATTGACACAACCAACCGCCGCTTGGCTACGAGCTTGACAAACTTCACGCCAGCCGCTCCTCCTCGCTTTGTGAAGGGCGACAATGGCCCGATCAACCTATATTTTCTTGAGGCTACGGGCAACATTTCAACGCCGTTCAGCGTAGTTGATATGACCGGATCGAGCGTAAAATTTGGCGTAGGAACTCGCACGGGCGTCCCGACAAGTGGCACGTTCACTTTATCGTTCGGGGGTGAAACGAGCGGAGCCATAGGATACAGCGCAACCGCAGGCGCGATCTCGTCCGCGCTCAACTCGCTCTCAGCAATTACGAGCATCGGAAAAGTGTCGGTTGACGGATCGATGGGGAGCAATTTCATTATTTCGTTTAACTCCGCAGGAACTCGGAGCGCGATCACAGCGGACGTATCGCACCTGATTCCGACAGCCTCGGCACTCATTGATGAGCGTCTAGCCGGAGACGCCACAACCGCCGAAATTCAAGAATTGCAACTTAGGCTTGCACCCGCCGCATATCAACCAACCTGGACGGATGCAGGAACGGCGATAACAACAACGATTCAGACGACGATCACGGGGAATGATTATACGAACGCCGTTCAAAAACTTTCATTCTCAAGACCCGCTGCCCAAGGGTCTTTTAGCATTACCGTTCCAACATATTCGGTTAATATTAACTCAATCCTTACAAGTGGAATAATTTTCTGCACGCAAAAACACGGATTCGCAATAAATCAGGTGGTATCTTTGACAGGATTTAGCGCAATATCTGGATACACCCAAGGAATCCAATATTACGTTAAGCAAACTCCTTCTATAACGGCATTCAGTCTAGGATCAAACATTTATGATAGCGGGATAATTAGCAATGGTTCTGCAACCACTTCTGGTTCAAGCATAGCAACAACAATCTTACGTCAGACAGCGCCGATTGATGCCAAATGCTCGGCAGCAGACATTGCAAATGCGCTTGTCGCAATTGAATCTATCGGAAGCAATAATGTTAGCGTGACGAGCCTAAATGACTTTTTCAATATAACTTTTATCGGCGAAAAAAGCGCATTCAATATGCCGACGTTGCAATCGTCTAGCTCACTCCTTGCAAACCCAGCCAAAACCGCTTCCGTTAATTTCAACACTTTCGGCGTGCGCGATTATTTGGAAAACAGCACGTCGGTTTCAGCCGATATTGAGATCGAGCTAACGACAGCAGGAGAGCGCAACACGATCATTCTTCAACCATGCACGCTTGCCGAGGAACTCATAACTCAAACCTCGATTGGGTAATGGACAACCACGCTTTCCATACATTCGTCGGCACGTCCGCGCCCGCAGCCGCCGTTCTGATCTCGTTCTCGGAGGCCGAGGCGTGGCTTCGCATTCTCTCTCTCGTGCTAGGAATTTGCATCGGTGCGGTATCGTTATACAAAATGCTCAAACCAAAAAAACCATGAAAACACTATTTTCAAAATTGAAGGAACCGTCAACAATTCGCGGGGTCGCGATAATCGGAGCCGTTGCCGGCTTGAGCTTGGAGCCAGCGAAATGGGACGCTATCGGATCCGCTCTTGCGGCGATCATTGGCTTGATAGAAATCTTCCGAAAGGAAAAATGAACGCTCGATCCATCGCGCTGTGGATGATCTTGCTTTCATTCGCGTTCTTGGGAATGGCGTTCCTGACTTCATGCGCTGGATTCAATAATCCTTCGTTATGCGTCAAGACGGATTACGGCACATTTTGCTACGAACTCCCAGACATCCAAGGCTTGGCAAAATGACATTTGACGAACGCAGCGAGATCCAGCTTGCAACGCTTCACCCAGCGATGCAAAAGGCCGCACGCGCCTTTCTAGGCGTTGCAAAGGTCATCTGCGCAAAGGTCGGATGTGACGTTAAGATCATCAGCGGCACTCGGAGCTATATGGAGCAAGATGCGCTCTACGCGCGGGGGCGCACAACTCCAGGCAAAAAGGTCACGAACGCCGCCGCTGGGCACTCGAATCACAACTTCGGCATCGCTTTCGATATCGGTATTTTTCGCGGCAAAGAATATTGCGGAGAGCACCCGCTCTATAACGAATTAGGAACGCTAGGCAAAAGCCTTGGCCTAGAATGGGGCGGTGACTGGAAATTCGTTGACGAACCGCACTATCAGCTACGTCCAGCATGGGCGACCGGCATGACAGAGCGCGATATGCTCGCCAATTTACGAAACCGAGTATCCAAAAAAATAGACGTTCTCGCATGAAATTGATCCTAGAATTTGACGACTCCGAACGATACGAGCATGAGGTTGCGTGCAAGTCACTTGACGTTTTAATTCTTCTCGATGCTCTGGACTCCGAGCTTCGATCTGCGCTCAAACACCAATGCGGAGAATTTGCAAATCTGGACGTGGAAACAATGGAATCGGTGCGCACTTGGCTATGGGCGGAGCGTAATTCCAGAAATATTCCAGAACTAAAATAAGTCCGCAGAGCCGCGCCAGCATTGGTTGAGCGCGCTTGTAAAGACTTTTTCCCAGATTTATTTTCGCACTTCGCGAATTTTTTTCTTTTCATCCGAACAGGGTTTTAGGATTGTTTGCACATCGAAAGGGAATGACTCCCACCGATACAAACCAAAAACAGAAAACAAAAAATGAAAATTAAACCCTACAAATTCACCAGCCTAGAAAATGCAAAGTCTTTTGCTAATCGTTGCAATAAAATGATGGGGATCTTAATGGGTGATGATTCTAAATTTTGGGTTGTGTGTATGTCTGATTTCGCAAAAGGAATCAGAAGCGGATACGAATCAATCTAACATCTACTAAATATATGGAACCACTAACATTCTTGGCACTATTCGCCACCTGCATTCTCTGTGCATTCATCGCCGGTTATCTAATCGGCAACATCAAAGCAACCTGCGAGTCTGAGCAGACCCGCCGCTGGTGGATGAACCGCCAGATCCGCAGGGAGCGCAAATGATGACCGCTGAGGAGTTACATGACGCCGAATGCCAATTCACCCGAAGCCTTCTGTGTGGGATGATACAGCAGGCCGTTGCCGACCTGCAAAGCGAGAAGGTATTTTTAAGCCGTCAACTAAACGAGCATCAAGAACTCGATAGAGAATCGGCAATTCATTTCATCAAATCAAAAGCATTTCAGGGCATCTGCGATGTCCTCGCATTGCCAGCCGACAAAATCAAAACAAGGGCATTAAAAAATGATACTCTCACTCGATCCAGGGACGACACACAGCGCGTTCGTGCAATACGACCAACAAAAGATTGTTGATCACGGCCACCTACCTAATGCCGAGATCCGCCAAGTGCTCATCGGTCGCGAATACACTCGGTGCGCCTGCGAGATGATAGCCAGCTACGGCATGGCGGTAGGAGCTTCGACATTTGAGACCTGCGTCTGGATCGGACGATTCATCGAAGTGTCACGGGTGGACGTTGAATTGATCTTTCGGAAGGACATCAAACTTTTCCTATGCGGCACGATGCGAGCAAAGGACGCCAATATCAGGCAAGCCTTGATCGACAAGATCGGGCCGCAGGGAACAAAGGCCCAGCCGGGGCCAACCTACGGCATAAAATCCCACTCGTGGGCGGCACTCGCTGTGGCCGTTTATGCAGCAAATTCAAGATGAAAGCATTTACATCAAATAAAGATGATTATTGGTATTATAGCATATATAATACTAGCTCGGATATAAGTGATGATTTTATATATTTAGCCACAACATCATTACTAATTCAACATGATTCGATTGTTGAGACAATTAAATGCTCCAGCTATTCATTAAAAAATGAAAATGATTTTAGGTTTTTGGGAAATTTTTTAACTCCATTAAATTTTGAAGAGCAGTTGGGGTTGATTAAATGTGCAATAATAGCATTGCATCAAAAGGGATTTGCTCGTGAAAATTTATATTTAGAAGAGGTTTTATTTCTTTCAATGCAATGCAATTTAGAGTGTTTAATTGATATTAATGAGGATTCTTACGATACCTTGTTATGGAAAAAAACATTAAATGCAGAAACATTAAATGAATGTTTGGAAAATATTGATGAGATTTTTTGTGATTTAGATTTTGAGCTTTTTATACCTACGGTTGATTCTATTTTTAATGCAAAAATAGAATTAAAAGCATATACAGACATTGATCCGATAAGTTATATTAGTGATTATCGCAGATATGTAGACCACAAAGAAAGAGGATTTATTGAAGCTAAGGAATTTAATAAAAAAATCCTTGAGTCAAACTCAACAAATACAAACAAAAAAGAAAATGGATATGTGTATTGTATTGGAGAATTAAACGGACATTATAAGATAGGCCTAACAAAAAGCAGTCCGATAAAAAGATTAAAAGAACTTCAGACATCAAACCCCAAAATACTCGGTCTAATGTTTTCAATCCAGCATGAGTCATACAGACTCATTGAACAAAAAATACACAACAAGCTTAAACAATACCGTGTTTCTGGAGAATGGTTTGATTGCTGTATTGATGTAATTAAGAATGAGTTTTTAAATATACAAGGGGCTTTATTCATAGACAATTTTAGCGGTAATAACATCGCTAAATAACAACAAACAAAAAGGAAAATAGAAAATGAAAATAACAAAAGGAAAGCAACAACGCGCCCAGCGCGTCGTCATCTACGGCGTGGAGTCTGTAGGAAAATCAACATTCGCGGCCAAGTTTCCGAAGCCGCTATTTCTCGACATCGAGGGCGGCACTAGCCACCTTGACGTTGACCGCTGCGAGATCAGCACGTGGAAGCAACTCACGGACGCTTTATCCGAGGCCAAAGCCACCGACTACAAAACCATCGTCATCGACTCGGCAGACTGGGCGGAACGCCTATGCGTTGAAGACCTACTCGCCAGCACCAAAAAGAGCAGTATCGAAGACTTCGGTTTCGGTAAAGGTTGGGTGATGGTCGCAGAGCGCATGAGCCGGTTCCTGTCGTCCGTCGATCAGCTTATTGACGCCGGCAAGAACGTGGTTCTTATCGCTCACAGCAAAATCGTGCGCTTCGAGGCTCCAGACGCGCTCGCGGCATACGACCGCTACGAGCTAAAGTTAAGCAAACAATCAGCGCCGTTACTTAAAGAATTCGCGGACGAGCTTTGGTTCTTAAGGTTTAAGACCAAGGTCTCGACGACCGACAGCGGCAAAGGAAAAGGTATCGGAGGCAAGGAGCGCATCCTACTCACAACGCACAGCGCAGCCTACGACGCCAAGACACGATCCGGCCTTGCGGAAGAACTCCCGCTCGAATGGGCATCGGTCGCGCATCTGTTCGAGACAACGGCGCAAGCCGCAGTCGCACCAGTTGCAACACCACCGGAAAGCTGGGCAGGACGACTCGCAGAACATGAAGGCGCGGTAAATCAGTTTCTTATCGGACGCGGCGTCCTAACAAGCAAGCAGACGTGGCGCGACTGCGCACCAGAGTATCTGGAGCGCGTTGCGCTTCGCGTCGATCAGTTTGTGAACACGGCTATCGAGTGGAGGGCCGCAAACAAATGATCAAAGAAATATCACCTAGCAGCCTGCCCAAACTCGCCGAATGCGCTCTCTTCGAGGGCGCAAGCGGAACGAGCGCGGCAGCGGAGCGCGGCACGGCGGTTGACGTTGCGATCCGCAATTTTATATCAGGCAATGAACTTGAGCCTGTGGCGGATGTCGTCGGGTTTGACTTCAGCCCTATCGCCTACGGAGTCGAGGAACTGACGCGCCTTGCAAAAGGTTCGTTTGTCGAGACTCGCGAAGAGTATCTTGCAATGGCAGTCCCTGGACTTAGCAAACTCGGCACAGCGGACGCAGTCTGCAAGGCAGAGAAGTGGGTCGCAGATATAAAGACAGGGCAGGTGCGGAACTATCGCGAGCAACTCGCGGCCTATTCGTTGGCGTGCATGGAGGACAATTTCGACACGTCTTGGACTGCGCACGTTGTATATGTCGATCAAAAGTTAATTCGTAGCTACGATTTTAGCTATGAGGAAGCGCAACAGATAACCAAGCGCACAATCGACCGCGCAACAAGCGCGGAGGCCAAGCCGACGCCTTGCGAGTATTGCAGCTGGTGCAAACACTACAATAACTGCAACGCCATCGTGCGACAGGCTGAGAGCGCGGTCGCTCTCATCCCAGACGTAACCGGAAATAGCATCGATGCGATCCGCCAACGCATACTAGCAACAGCGGAGAGCATGGGAGCATTCGCAAAAGAGTGGAAGCTCGCAGAAAAGGAGATCGCCGAGCCGGTGATGGGTCACCTAAAGACGAGACTAGAAAACGGAGACGAAGTCCCCGGATGGAAACTAACCAGCATGAGCGGAAGGAAATTCGTGGAAACAGAAGCAATAGCCAAAGCAAGCC